ATAATACAAAAAGCAATAAGAAAAAAATGATGGGAATACCATTTGGTGAAGACCCATTTGAAACAGTTGCTTTATTCTTGAAGTCAGATGAAGGTATTGAGGTTTTAAAGTTCTTAGAAATAAGTTTAAAATAATCAGTTAATTTAAAAACTAATAGGCACTTTAATAGAGTGCCTTTTTTTTTATTATCTTTGTAATATGATAAACTCTGTAAGGAATACGGTAATTGCTATTTTAAATAAAAATAACTACGGATATATTTCTCCATCTGATTTTAATTTGTATGCTCAACAAGCACAATTAGAATTATTTATGTCATATTTCCCTAATTATAATACTGTTATAAATAAGGAAAATGCTAGAGCATCAGGAACAGATTATGCTGATTTTGGAAAATCATATGCAGAACAATTAGAAGAATTTATAGTAACAAATTCATTAACAAATACATCTGTAACAAATACATTATCAAATGTTTACTATTTACCATCTGTAACTACAACAGGAGATGAAGATTATTTTATAAATAAAGTATTATGTTATTCAAAAATACTTGCAAGTGGTGTAAATACATCTGTTGTAGCATTTCAATTAGTTGATACAACTGCTAATTTTACATTAGCGGGAGTATCTGTTGGAGATATTATTGTAAACACATCTGTTTCACCAACAACTACTGCAACAATTACTGCAGTGACAGCTACAATATTAACATTATCTGTAGATATTTTCTTGGTAACTCCAAATAATTATACAATAATGGATGTGTCAGTTCAGAATGAAGCTGAAAAAGTTACAGCAGGTAAAATAACTTTACTTGGAATGTCACCTCTTACAGCTCCATCAATTCAATATCCTGCATATACACAAACAAGTGATACAATAGTTGTTTATCCTTCTAATATAAATTTACCATTACAAATTGAAGCTACTTACTTTAGATATCCAAAAAATCCAAAGTGGACTTATATTTCATTAGCAAATGGTGAGCCTGTATTTGACCAATCACAACCTGATTATCAAGACTTTGAAGTAGGAATGCAAAATGAAACTTCATTAGTTGTTAAGATACTTCAATATTGTGGTATATCAATTAGAGAAACATTAGTTGCTCAATTTGGAAAGCAAGAAGAGATGGAAAATAATGCACAAATACCATAATATATAAAACATGGCATATATATCACAGTATGAATATTATGAGAATAATGGAAACAATCCTGATGACTTAAATTGGGGTTCGTATCAATATGTTAGTTTAGCTGATATTGTAACAAATTTTCTTTTAATGTACTCAGGAAATCATTCTTTAGTAAACAACGAAGAAAGGTTTAAAATATTGTTCCATGCAAAACGTGCAGTTCAAGAACTAAACTATGACGCATTTAAAGAAATAAAAATATTAGAATTAAATGTTCCAAATACATTAAGATATATATTACCTTCTGACTATGTTAATTGGGTAAGAATATCTATATACCAAAATGGTTTATTAAGACCATTAAGTGAAAACATTCAAACTCTTTCATCAAAAGCATATCTTCAAGATAACCTTTCAAATATATTGTTTGACCAAGATGGTAATGCTCTTTCTCCTCAGTATTCTAATATAGATTTTGATAGGATTAAAGGACAAAAAAAATCAATATACTTAAATGCAGGAAACCAATTTAATGGTCAAATGGGTTGGAATGTTGATGGGCAATGGTATTTTGATTATGCTATTGGAGCAAGGTTTGGTTTAAATACAGAAACGGCAAATGCCAATCCTACATTTTCAATAGACAAAAAATCAGGTGTTATTAATTTTGATTCAGGAATGTCTGAGCAATTATGTATTTTAGAATATGTATCAGATGGTATGGAGGGAGGAGATAATTCTTTAATAACAGTAAATAAATTATTTGAAGCTTATGTTTATGCATATGTAAAATATGAAATTTTAAATGCAAAGTTTGGAGTTCAAGAATATATTATTCAAAGAGCTAAAAAGGATAAGCAAGCATTATTAAGAAATGCAAAAATAAGAATAAGCAATATTCATCCGGGAAGACTTTTAATGAACTTAAGAGGATTAGATAAAATATTAAAATAGTATGCCAAAGTTTACTAGAAACTTTACTGCAGGTAGGATGAATAAAGTTCTCGATGAGAGAGTTCTTCCTAATGGCGAGTATATTGATGCGATGAATGTCAGAATGGGTTCGACAGAAAATGCTGAAATTGGAGTTATTGAAAATACAAAAGGAAATCTTTCACTTACAACTTTAAAGTTTAATAATATACCATTAAGTGTAGATGCTAGATGCATTGGGGCATATGAAGATAGTTCATTAGAAACAATTTATTGGTTTGTTCACGATCCAAGTTTTCCATTGGGTAATACAGGTAAACTTGATTTAATTGTTTCCTATAATACAAACACATTTTTATTAATATATCATGTTATTACCATAGATAATGGTGGTAATGTAAATACAACATTAAATTTTAATCCTCAGTATTTAATTACAGGAGTAAACAAAATAGAAGAGTTATTATTTTTTACAGATAACTATAATGCTCCAAGGTCAATAAATGTAAATAGAAATTATGCTATTCCTTCAGGTGCACCGCTTATTGATGCAGGTAGTGCTACTGCAGCATTGCTACTTGAAGAGTCATTACTTGTAATTAAAAGACCACCTTTAGAGTCTCCAACTGTACAGTTAGTAAATACTCAAGGAGAACAAAACTTTTTAGAAGAAAGGTTTATATCATTTGCTTATAGATATTTATATGCAGATGGACAATACTCAGCTACATCTCAATGGTCTGACATTGCTTTTTCACCAAATGGTTTTGAATTAACTGTTGAAGCATATTTGAATGAGGGAATGATAAATGCATTTAATGCTTGTAAAGTTACTTATTATACAGGAAGCTCTCTTGTTATTGGAATAGATTTATTATTTAAGCAATCAGAAAGCAATATAATAAAAATAATTGAGAAACAAAACAAACAAGATTTAGGAATTGCAAGCAATATATATACAAATATAATATTTGACAATAGTAAAATCTTTACTGTTTTACCTGAAGCTGAGTTATTAAGATTATACGATAATGTTCCAAGATTTGCTCAAGCTCAAACGCTTATGGGCAATAGATTAATGTATGGAAATTACATTGAAGGATATGATTTAGTGTCACTTAATAATCAACCACTACAACTTACCTATGTAGCAAATTTAATACAAGAAGAAATAGGTTCAGAAACTTTAACTTCAACTGCTCAAACTTCTGTTTATGATATAGATATAACAAATCCAAGTTATAGTGTACCTAATTCTATTTTAAGAATAGATTTTGCTTCTTTAGCTCTACCAACTTATGCATCAAATTTAATAGTTGGCGCTACAATACAATTTCAATTAGAATTTACACACGATAGTTATACAGGAGGAACTCAGCCTACAACAACAACAGGAAATACATTTATTTCATCAACATTTACTCTTGCTCAAAATTATACTTCTCCATATGCTTTATCTCAAAGTACTGAATTTGAAGAATGGGTAGGAACACTTGTAAATATACTTCCTGTTTATGACCCAAATCCTCTAACTCCTACATCTTGTGATGGAATTACACTTACAGATATTTTTAATTGTAATATACCTACAAATCAAGCTAGTGGATGGGAAAAAAGAGCTTCAGGAATTACTGCTATAGATGAACCAATAAAAATAATAGCAGTAAATACAAACACTTATATTGACTTGCAATTAGTTGCAATGCAATATGAAGATATAAACAATCTTGGAACTTATGCATATGAATATTATAGTATAGTAAATAGCATTGTCACATTTAATAAACTTGGAAATGCAAGAAGTTTACATAGCAATAGAGGATATGAAATAGGAATTGTTTATATGGATGATTTTTTACGTTCATCAACAGCTCTTGTAAGCCCTTTAAATTCGGTTTACACTCCTTGTTCATCATCACCAAATAAAAACTCAATAGAGGTAACTATACCTGTATCACAGGTAGCCCCATATTGGGCAACAAGATATAAATTTGTAATAAAACCTGACCAAGAAGGATATCAAACAATATACTCAACTCTTGTAGTTCAAGATGTAGACAGTTTATTTTGGTTTTTACTTGAGGGTGAGAATATGCAAAAAGTTGAGGTTGGCGATAGACTTATTGTAAAAAAAGATTCAGGTGGACCAACTACAAGCTGTTTATATACAACTGTATTAGAGAAAATAGCAAAACAAGCAACAGGTAATTTTACTGTTGAAGGAGTTTATATGCGTTTAGAAGCAGGTAATTTTAACTCGCAGATTAGTCCTATTCCAATTTATTATGCTAATGATTCAGGAGCAGAAATAGCTAATGTTGATTGGTCAGACCCTGCTTTTCCTGTTCCTCCTGCATTAACATACACAGACCTTGATGTTCCTGTTGGTTCAATAATAGGTATTATGTTGTATACTTATAGGCCAAACACATTGTTTTGTTTGAGAAGAGAGGCTAATCCTTCTCAAAGTTACGCTTATTTTACTGCCGCTCAAAATTATACTAGTATAGAAAATTGGTTTACAGCAAATCAAACAGCTATTATGGCACAATTAACATCATTAACAGCAGGTGGTGGAATGAGTTGTATATTTGTAAACACTTATAATTTATCCTTTGGTGCTATGCAAACTCTTGTATCAGGTGGAGTAGATAGAGATGTTATAAAATTATATATAAATCGTGAACCTGTTACTGATAAGTTAAGATTTTGGATGTCGGGAACTGAGCTCTGTAGCGGCAATGCTGATACGAAACTAGCATTTTCATTACAAAGAACTACAATAGAACCTGACTTTATATTTGAAACACTTCCAATAGATGCTTTACCCGATGTGTTTTTTGAAAACAATTTGTCATTTGCTATAAATCCTATTACAGGAGAACACGATGGAAATGTACAGAACCAAGATTTTGCTTTAGGTCAAGATGCAATTATAGACACAGGTTTTTTTAATTGTTTTTCTTTTGGTAATGGAGTTGAAAGTTATAAGGTTAGAGATTCAATAGTAGGAAGAGAGTTTAATCTTGGAGAAAGAGTAACATCTGTTTCTGCTCAAGATTATAAAGAAGCACATAGATTTTCGGATATAACATATAGTGGTATATATAACACTGAATCCAACTTAAACAAATTAAATGAGTTTAATTTAGGACTTTTAAATTTTAAATATTTAGAATCTTCTTTTGGACATATTTATATTTTAGATGGTAGAGAAACTGATGTCTTGTGTCTTCAAGAAGACAAGATATCATATGTATTAGAAGGAAAAAATTTATTGTCAGATGCAGGTGCAGGCAGAGCATTAACTTCTGTTCCTGAAGTTTTAGGAACTCAAATTGCTAGAACTGAAAGATTTGGAATAAGCTATAATCCTGAAAGTTATATTCAATGGGGTGCTGATAGATATTTTACTGATGTAAAAAGAGGTGCTGTAATACATCTTCAAGGAGATTCAATGCAAAGCGACAAACTTCAAGTGGTATCTGAATTTGGAATGAGAACTTTTTTTAGAGATGAGTTTATTGATGCTTCCACAACACAAAAGCTTGGAGGTTATGACCCATATATGAACGAATATGTTTTAACAACAAATGACATAGATATACCAACTATAATAGATTGTATTGGTTGTGGTCAAGTAAGTACTTATACAATAGATAATACTGACAAAGATGAAAAAGTAATAAGCTATTGCATTAAATTAAATGATTGCATTGGTTTAGGAAATATTGTTGTAACAACAACAAGTATGTCGATTGGTTCTTCTATTATTATAGATATTACTTATGATAATTTAACAACTACAAATACAATAACAACTGTATCAAGTAACACTTATAGTTATAATGTAAATAATCCTACTGTATTAGAGCTTGAAGTTGTTTTAACTATTTCGGCAAAAGCAATTGTAGTTTTTGATATTGACAATCAATGTCAAGATTGTACTCCAATAAATTTAATTCAAGTAGTTATAACAGATGGAGTAGATGCAGGTATGTTTATTCATAATCAATATAATTATACTGACAATACTTTACTTCCTATATATTCTTCTCCATTACAAAGCAATCAAGTTACTTTTGCTTTTCCGTCTGTGAATCCTTTGGTATCATATTATAGTATAATATCAGGATTTCAAGGTCAAGGAAGTTTTCCATATCCCGGAGTAGATATAGCTTTATATACAAATAAAATAGGATTTGATGACTTTGATGTTATAGTTCCTCCTAATAAATTCTTATATCATACAAGTAATACATATTATCAAAATAATCAAATAGATATTACAACACTTTTATCTGTTGCTACAAATATAACTCCACTTACACAACCAAACTTAACTCAATGGAAAGGTGTTTATAATGTTATTTCATTAAATAGTTTCTTATATTTAATTTGGGATTTAAGACAAAGTACGGCTGTAGAGTTATGTTTTAGTGAAGATGATTGTAAAACTGCTTGTACAGATTGTTATACTCCTCCACCTTGTAATTGTGGGTCTTGGCTTGTTGTAAATAATAATGCTAGAACATGGAGTTCAATTGGATATGTTGATTGCAATGGAAATAATGCTATAATTGGAGATTTACCTGCTACTTATGGATATGATTTCCCTGCTTATGGAGCGGTATTTATATGTGCTAGAGATTTCCCTGAAGATTTTAGAGAGCGATCTTTTACTTATATCTATTTAGGATGTTTCTGTTGTAGCAATCAATGTGTAAATTTTGATGTTGTAAGCACTTCTGCTGCTACTATTGAGTTTTTAGGTTTAGTAAATTGTGGGGCAACTACTCCTTCATCTACTATATTTAATCCTATGAGTACAACAAGTCTTTGTGTAAATGATTATTTAGATGCAGGGTACTTTA